TGGAACAAAGCAGGGTGGGAAGACTACGCCTGCTTTATTATTGCCGCCGCGTTTGCGGCAATCATGTGGGTGATTGTCTATGGCTAAGTGGGATCTCTCAAAGCTGGACATGGACCCAGACGTACCGGTCATTATTGGCCGTATTCAGCGAAAGGTCGAGGTGATGAGGCTCGATCAAAAATCATCGGGTTCTACCCGATATCACGATAGCAACGAAATCCTAACATTACTGGATATGCTAAAACGCCATCTAAAAATCGAGGAGAAGAAATGATGGAAAACCTATCAAACCTAGAATGCGTGATCACTCAGCTTCACGGCAAGGGCGGACGTGCGATCCGCGTAGACAACCTAGAACAAGTATACATGTCACGCTCGCTTTGCCAGTTACTTATCGCGCTAGACTACCAGGAGCGCGACCGCGTTGAGCTGGACATTCAGCCAAACGCAAACACGGAAAACAAATACGTCCCGTGGGTCGCAATGCACATTGCGCGCAAGCAAAACGTCGTCGCGCTAGAGATGCCTTCGCCGGCACCTACGGCTATCGCTGACCAGATTTGCGGGATCCTGCAAGACAACGCACGGCAGCAAGAGATGGTTCTACAGGAAGAGGCCGAGCCAAAGTGGGGCCACTGCTCACGCGACATGGTTGCGGATGCGCTAAAGCAGCTAGGCGGATTTGCTAGCACGCGCGAACTGGCGGACGCCGTTGGCCTAGAGGCGACTGCAAATTGCCGGTCGACGCTAGAGAAAATGTGGAAGACACACGACGTGCTAAAGATCAGCGTGAACACCTACGGCAAAAAAGCCGCGGGGCGCACATACTGGGCGCGCGACTACGAAACCATCGACTATGTGCTTGGCGATGAGTGAACCTATCCGCAGATCGTTGGAGGGCTTTCAGTGGCCCTCTAAGACGCCACCCACTGAGGACAGGTGGGTGCAGTGTCTATCGCTGATGTATGACGACGCGGAAGACTGCAATAAGCGCTACGTCAAGCGCATGGGAGGCGCCAACTGGATTGCTGGGCTAAAGGGTAAGGCGGCCGGTATTAAAGGAGGCAGGCCGCCGGAAAAGCCCAAGGTGATGCCACGCAACGCGCGAATCATTGCGCGATGCCTAGGCAAGGGTATGTCGCGCCGAGACATCGCAGACGTCGTGGGCGTCAGTCAGCAAGCGGTGTCGGACTACATGCGAAGGTACGGCCTACAAAAGCAGGAAAAACAATGATATAAGGTCCCCACGGGGGCCTTTTTTATTGGAGGACGTAGCCATCCCTTATGCAGATAAAGAGCGCCAAAAAGCGTACAATAAAGAGTACCGTAAACAGTACTATCAAAAGAATAAGAGAAAGATACAGGACAGAATAAACAACTACCGCCGCCAAATGCGAATTGAATACCGGGAATGGAAATCGACGCTATCCTGCGTAAAGTGTGGATATTCGCACCCTGCCGCCATTGATTTTCATCACGTCATAAAAAGCCCAGACAATCAGCGCGTCACTGACCTCGTGCGTAATGGCCGTTTTGGCGCAGCTAAGAAGGAGGCGTTAGAGCGTTGCATCGTGCTATGTTCTAATTGCCACCGCGTGCTACATGATGAGGAGAATCGTGCGGAGAGCCAGAAATAGTGTCGGGCTATACTGGGGACCAACAAAACCGCCCGTGGTAGGGACGCGGCACGTTGATTTACTCTCCGCTCCGTCGTTTTAATCTAGCTAGTGGTGACGTCAACACTAAAATTGCGTTCCAGATAGCAATTCCCATTTGACTAGGCGTGGGCAGCAGCCAACCCAGTAACGCAACCAGGATGAGCCACATAGGCGTGTCCTGGTTGTTCACTGTCACCGTCTCGGCTGGCCCCAGCTCAACCTCCTTGACCGTCTCCGTCTGGATCACGTCCCGCCCAGCGGAAGTCGTCGTCTCTTGCTTCACGGCTGTTTGCTCCACCTCGCGGGCGATGTTTGTACCAATCGGTGTCACGCTCACCCCACCAGATGGCGCCAAGAAAGATGGCAGCCCCAAGCACCCCCCAAGTAAGAGGGGCAAACATATGACTAGCCCTTTAACCATGCTTTGACGTCGAAGCATGGGCACGCCTTGCTAGACACCTCATTGTGCCCCCAGATTTTGCGGATCTTATGTTCGGATTTCAGCTTGTCGATTAGGTCGCATAATGCGACCTTTTGCTCCGGCGTAAAATTTTCAGAGAAATCATCGTCACGCGTGCCGCCGTGTCCGCCTAGCAAGCAGATGCCAACGGACCCTTTGTTGTGACCCTTAGCGTGCGCTGGGGTGCGTTCAATCGGGCGGCCGTTCTTCACTTCACCGTCACGACAGATGACGTAGTTGTACCCGATATCTGACCACCCTCGGTCTTGGACGTGCCACCGCTTGATCTCCGCAACCTTCTGGCCGTTAGATTTTCCCTCGTACCAACTGGGGCGCGTTGCGCTACAGTGGATGCCAATGCTAGTTATTTTTCTCATTTTTTCGTTCCTCCTGAGAACCCAAAGTATGAGCCAACAACCGCAGACAGCGACCCGTACATCATCATTAACACGGCGCTAGCCTCGTTCATGCGTGCGGGGTCAAAGATGACCGCAAACGTCGAAATAATCATCATGCCTAGGCAGGCCCACGTCATGCGTCGCTTATTTGTCTGATATGTCTCTTTGTCTGGTATCAGCTCGTTCATCCGCGTATTTCTCCGCAATTCTTTTTGACGTCGTAATTATAACGATTTTATCGTTTTTGTCACACACGACGTATTTTACCACTTTTCTAGGTAAACGCCTAAATACCACAAAGCGAAAACTAAAAAGGTTACGGCGATGCCTATACCTGCAATTGTCGCTATTGTTTCCATGCGCTCCTCTCTAGCCTTTTCAGCGGCTATTCTGGCCGCCTTGCGCTGTTTGCGCGCTTCAGCTTGCCACTGCTGCCAACGATCCCAAGTGCCTGGCGGAGCGTACAGGCGGCAATATGATTCGAGTTCAGCCCTCCTAGAGCGCAACATCTCTAAATGCTGGAACTCTTCCCATTCTCCCTCTGATCCGCCAGTAATTGCGGTGAGTGGGCTGTTCTTCTTACGCTGTACGGCTTCTTTTACATCTTCTTCCGCTGAAAGAAATTTACCAACGGCGCTAATAAGGCCCGCAGTCTCCTTGCCATTGCCAAGAGCCTGACGGATAACCGAATAAGCGGCGTTCGCAGCAGCAATGCTTTCAAGTATAGCCATGTCATTGGTCCGCCATTTTCTCCAGCGTTAAACGGATTTGCTGGATGTTCTCATCAATACGCGCCGACATGATAGCCTGCGTTTGTGTCGTATCTTCTAGCTTTTGGATCATGATTTCGTGGCGCGCTATATTACGAGTGTTTTCATCCACGCCACTGGCAAGCATAGATACATACCAAACGACGCCCGCTGCCTGCACAAAAACTGCTAAAATGATCCCGTATTTTTCCATGTCGATCCACCGCTTGGCCTTTTTAGAAATTTATCACAATGAACCCTCTTGCGCCATACCTAGGTCAGATGTTAACAGTCTGTTAGATGGAGGCTATAATGACAGATACAAAACAAATCGGCCCACGCATCCGCGAGGATGTCTATGAGGCCCTGCAACAGCATTCGGACAAGACACGAACGCCAATGTCAAAGATGGTTGAATATGCTTTGATGGATCTTCTGAAAACAGCGGGGTATCAGTTCGAAAATGATTATCGGTATTGATTGCGGCTATAGAACGGGCGGCGTTGCCTTAGTTGGGGATGATTGGGCAGAGGTCCATGATTTACCAACCTACGACGAGGGCGGTGTCGATGTGGTTGCGCTGATGGACATTTTGACATCGGTCGACCGGGTCGATCATATCTTTATCGAGAAGCAGCAAGCGATGCCAAAGCAGGGCGTGTCATCCACGTTCAAGCTGGGCTACGGGTTTGGCCAGATCGTGACGACGGCTGCGCTATCGCGGTCCCGCTACACTTTGGTCACGCCTAACACATGGAAGCGCTCAATGAATTTGCCACGCGACAAGGACGCGGCACGGCGGATGGCGCAGCAATGGTTTCCGGACCTTGCGTCGGAGCTGAAGCGCAAGAAAGATGAACACAAGGCCGAGGCGCTACTTATCGCGCTGTATGGCAGGGGGAAGGCGTAATGCCAGTAGTTGAGACAATGTCGAACGAGGAATACCACCTCGATCCGGCGCTGAGCGCCACGGGCGCTAAAACTATCGCGCTAGAATCACTGGCGCACTTTAAACACGCCAAGCGCAAGCCAAGCACAGCGTTTGACCTTGGCACGGCCGTGCATACGCTCGTGCTAGAGCCGCACAGATCAAAGACGGTCTGGTGCGGGCCAGAGACACGCAGGGGCAACGCCTGGAAGGAACAGAAGGACGCAGCCGACGCGGAGGGCGCCGTACTCCTCACAGAGGCGGACTATCATCAGGCGGTTGACATGGCGAACGCGGTGCGCTCGAATGCCGCAGCCGCGGCGCTGCTCAGTGGCGACCTGTTGGTCGAGGCTAGCGTGTTCTCTCGCGACGAGGTCATCGGCGTTGACACGCGCTGCCGCCCAGACGGGTGGCGCCGTGATATTGCCGCCGTGATTGATTTGAAGACGACAATAGCGCCCAGCCCTGAAGCATTTGCGAAACAGGCGGGCAATCTTGGGTATCACATCCAAGACCAGTTTTACCGCCGGACAATGATGTTGGACGGGCACGAGGTAGACAGATTTATATTTATCGCCGTGGGTAAGGACGCACCCTACCCCGTCGGCGTATACGAATTGGACGCGGAGAGCCTACACGAGGGCGAGCTAGCGGTCCAATACGCGCTAGAGCAGTATGCAGGCGCGTTGAAGAGCAACGTGTGGGACTATGGGTACGGGGAATTGCAAACCCTGCGCATACCCAATTACGCGTTCAAATTTACGGCAAACTAAGTCAGGAGACACATATGCCTATTTCATTTGGTTCCGGGGACGGAGAAAACACTGGTATCTACATTCGTGGCAACCTACCGCAAAATCGCTGGTGGGCGAAAACGGAAGCGGGAGACGAGCCTATCGATATGGACCGCGGCTTTGCTATTGACATTGCCAACGTCACGTTCGGATGGCTGCACATTGACGTCGGCATCCGCGATTGGCAGCCGTGGCCATCGCCATCAACGCCAACGCCACGCCCAAGCGAAAACCATAAGAACGGTTTTGAGGTGACGTGTTGGCTGAGCGACGGCCGTGAGGCGACGTTTAGCGGCAATTCGTATGGTCTGGGTCAGTTTATCGCTAAGCTGTACAACCAGGCCGAGCAGATGCCTGAGTGGAACCAAGGCATGGTGCCAGTGGTTCAGGTGACCGCGACGACGCCTGTCGTCATCGGCAAGGGCACGTCTTACGACGTCGGCTTTAACATCAGTAAGTGGATCAACAAGCCGGCGGCCGACGCAGCACCTACGGCACCTGTGGCGGCGGCACCCGCGCCAACGCTTGCCCCTGCACCCGCAGCGGCGCCTGCCGGAGATGACAATTTTGGGTTCTAACAAATGTAATAACGTGGGGCGCGTCCGCGCGCCCCGCTAATTGGCGCACAGGGATAATAAATGTCAGACGCATATTTTAGCAAAGTGAGGGAGAGCGTTGTCGGCGAGGTCATGGCGACGCTAAAGGGCGGCAGAAACGAGACACTAAACAAGGCAGCGTACACGCTAGGCAGACACGCACACTTATCGCCCGCAAACATTGACGCCGCGATTGTTGAGCTGCACGGCGCAGCCAAGACAATTGGCCTGAACGACATCGAGATAAAGGCGACCATTGGGTCAGGATTTAAGCGTGGGGGCGAGAACCCCAAGGAGCTAAAGGATTCGGACACGACGCCATACACGGTGTCTGAGTTCGACCGTTTGATCGGGCGGCTTGCGGCGCAGGACATGCTTGTCCGAGATGAGGAGACGCGCCAGGACAAGATTAAAAAGGCGAGCGAGGCGTGGGAGCGCGCGGTGCCTATCACGCGTGACAACAAGCTAGCGACGCGTCCGGCGTTGCTATACCTGAACAGCCGCGGGCTGCGCGCCAGTTCGGCGGTAGACGTGGCGCGGTACAGTCCGAGCGTTTACGACGGTCCGGCGATCATCTTCCCGGCGCGTGACCCGGAGGGCAATGTGCAGGGTATTCAGGCGGTATTGCTTACCCCTGAAGGAGAGAAGCGCGAACACAATGGGATCACGAAATATTCGCGTGGCGTATTAGCGGGAAATGTAATGCACATTGGCGATCCGCAATGCGGTAAGCCGATTTGCATTGTAGAGGGGCCAGAGGACGCGCTCAGCGTGCGTCAGGCGTGCCAGGACGACGCGGTTGTTGTCTGCACGTTCGGCAAGGCCGGAATGTCTACATACAACGCCCCACGGGCGTCCGACGTTACGATCTGCGCCGACCCCGACCTAGACGTGGAAAAGGCGGCCGACGTATTGCGCGGCGACGGGAGTATTGCAGTCAGCGTAGTGCGGTTCGATACCCTCGGCATCGACAACGTGAAGGACGCCAACGACTACTTGCGCGAGGTCGGCGACGAGAAGCTGCGCGAGGCGTTGGCGATGGCAAAGCGCGTGGAGGAAGAAAAGCGCGAGCAACTGGCAAGCGAGATGCAGTGGCCGACGCCATACGAGCCAGTGGATCCCGCAAAGATACCGCCCAGGCGTTGGGTGTATGGCACGCACTACATCCGCGGCTACGTCAGCGTCGTGGCGGCGATGGGCGGCATAGGCAAGTCATCCATGCAGATGGTGGAGGCGGCGAGCGTGGCAATCAATCGTCCGCTGCTAGAGGAGCCGGTGCGGGAGCAGACGAACGTGTGGATCATCAACCTAGAGGATCCGCTGGAGGAGATGCACCGCCGTTTCGCGGGCGTCATGATGCACTATGGCATCACAAACAAGGAGATCGCTGGGCGTGTATTTTTAGACGCTGGCCGCGACATCAACATCACGTTTGCCAAGCAGACGCGCGACGGCATCGAGGTGATGGAGGACATCGCGCAGCGGATGATCGCAAAGATAAAGGAGTGCGACATCGGATTGGTCCTCATTGACCCGTGGGTCGGCGCCAACGAAATCAACGAGAACGACAACAGCGCCATGAACGCAGCGGTCGCGGTCGTGCGACGCGTGGCGGACGAGACGGACGCGGCAATCTGCCTGACGCACCACATACGCAAGACAAACGGCGAGGATGCCACCGTTGATTCTATCCGGGGCGCGGGATCGCTAATCGGGGCGGCCCGTGCCGCGCGCGTGCTAAATCGTGTCAGCCAAGACGAGGCGCTCAAATTAGGCGTCACAGAGGAGGAGAGCCTAGGCATCATGCGGGTGGACGACGGCAAGGCAAACCTAGCCCCGCCGGCCGCAAAGGCGCTGTACCGGCGCATGGTCGGGGTGGAGCTGCCCAATGGGGAATACGTCGGGGTCGCGACGCCGTTCAAGCTGCCCGACTTGTTCGACGGGGTCAAAGCAAAGGACGCGATGGAGGTGCAGAAGCTGGTCGGGGCCGCGGCGGAGCGGGATGAGCCGTACCGCCAAAACGTGCAGGCGAAGCAATGGGTCGGACATGCGGCGGCCAATGTGCTACAGTTAGACTTAGACAAGCCACACGAAAAAGCGCGCTGCAAGGCAATCGTCAAGAAGTGGTTGGAGACGGACGTCCTGCGAGCGGAGACGTGGCCAAGCAAGCGAGACGGGCGCGACGTGCCAGTGGTTGTCGTTGGAACGTGGATCACAAGGGATGAGGCAGGGCTATGAAGAGCGAAGACTTGATACACTTATTTACGGAGCGCAACGGGCAGCGTGAGCTGGTGCAGGTTGACATGGAAAACATCGAGGGATGGGGCGTCATTGATCACGGGAGCGAGGAGGGCCACGGGATCATTGAGCTGCAATTTTTCGACGGCCAGACGGAAACCGTCCTGATCGACCCAAACGCGTGGCGCTCAATCTTTGATCACTATTTATTGCGGGGGTGGGCATGAGCAGACACACGCCAATGTCTAAGGCGAGGCATCCAGACGCGCCGCGTGAGCATTACGAGGTGGCGCACATTACGTTCGAAATAGATCCGGACGGCAAGACGTTCGCCCTAATACCAGGGCAGGCGCACCAGGCGAAGGATCGGCGGCCGCTGTTCAGTGGCCACATAGACAAGGGGATGCACGAGCAGCTCAGAGAGCTAGCCTATCGCATCCGCCAGTTGGAGATGGACATATGAGCGACCGCATCGTGGGGCGCATTGTGTGGGACGAGGAGGAGCAGATGAGTAGGATCGAGTGGGACGCAAGGCAGATGCCAATGGGCAGCGCGGACGTCAACGATCAGCAATTCATCGTCGACGTCGTCGACGGCGTTAGCCAAGACATCGAGCTGATGGAGCTGATCGTCAATGCGCTAGTCTATGCGGAATTTGAGGGGCGGATGCACTGATGTATACACGTCCGTATATACGCTACCGCACCTTGAAAACATGGTGCGGGATACTGCCGAAGGTGCGGAGGAAACACCGTATTACGCCACCGCCGCACCACCTCGTATATATATACGAAGGTGCGGCGGGGGTTCGGGGTTCGGTAATTAGTGCGGCACGCAAGGTGCGGTAAAACGTGGGAGCGACAGGGGAGCTGGCAATGGGACAGACTAAGCAACGTGTAAATAAAACAAACGCAAGGCAGCGCGGCAGAGATGCGGCTGGCCATGTGAAGGTGGGTGAGGATGCGTTCGTGATTAGCGCGGGCGTGTGGGGACAGCTTGCGCCGCTAGATCGGATAGCGCGGGAGAAGACGGCCAAGTGGGGCGATACGCTGCCCAGCTTGGTAGAGCCTGAACTGGCGGGACGATTTGAGGCGGCCTACGAGCGGCTGAAGGAGCTGGTGGAGGCTAACGACGTCGTGGGCGTGAATAAGGTTGCCGCGCAGCTCATGAGGGCGTGGGACGTGCTAGAGCAGACCGCAGAGGCTGCGGGTCACAAGCCGCTACCGCCGCACGCGTATTGCGTGGAAATTGACGGCGGGATAACATGCTTTGCGATGCACGGGTGGGCGGAGCTGCGTAAGAAGCACCCGCACTGGTGCGTGTACAGCTTTGAAGACGCGGCGCGGTTGCTGCGGTTCGATTGGACAGAGAAGATGTTGAACGAGGCGTACAGCGCGTTTCCGGATGCGAAGGTGACGCGCGTCGTGCGTGATGGTGACAGCCGGATCAACTGGGATCTCGGCGGTGATGACATACCGTTTTAGGAGGTAGGAGATGAAAAGGTCAGAGATATTGCAGGAAGCGGAGCGGCTGATAAGCGGTGATCGTGCGGAAGATTACGGCGACGCAAAGCGAAACTTTTTAGACATTGCGGCGCTGTGGTCGTCATATCTGGACGAGGACATCACCGTCGTTGACGTGGCGAACATGATGATGCTGATGAAGATTGCGCGGACAAAGAAATCACCGGGCAAGGCGGATAGCTGGGTCGACATCTGCGGCTACTCAGCGCTAATCGGGGAGATCAAGACGGATGGCTAGGAGCGAGATAGCGACAGCAAAGCTGGCAGCGTTGGACAAGGTGGGAGAGGATGACCTGTTCGAGCTACTGGCGACGGGAACGTCAATGCGTGACCTGTGCAAACAATACGACGTAGGACATAAGCTGTGGTATCGCTGGCTCGATAGCGCGCCTGGGCGTCGTGACAGATACGAGGCAGCGTTGATGGAGGCTGCGCATTATTTCGCGGACAGAGCGGTCAAGACAGCGCAGATGACAGATCCATCAACGGTCAACGCTGACCGGCTGAAGGTCGACACGGACAAGTGGATCGCGTCCAAGCTGAACAGCCAATACGACACGCGGCAGAAGGACGTCGCTATTAATATCAGCGTGAACGATTTGCACGCGCAGGCAGCGCAGTTGCTTGGCGACGTGATCGAAGGGGAAGCGGAGGACGTGAGCGATGATTAACGGTGAAAACACGCATCGGCATACGAACGCGGACGCGTGCGCGCGCGTAACTGAACGGACGTTCAATTACAACCGTTTGACACAACATCTTGTGCCATTGCGGTTTCTGCATAGCTCGATAATACGATGCATCGCGCAAACGCCTTATTTATATGTCGTATGCAAGAAGTGGAATTTAACATAATCGACATTATACGAGCGATCTATGCAGTTTTTGCATACCTGCGCCAGAAACGGCGCGAATCACCCCCCCCTGCGTTTTTTCGGGGCCGGTGCTTTTGCAAACGACCTCCCCACAGCTCCCCGTAAAAAAATTTTAGGAGACCCCCATGTCACAACGCCCCCCTGAAAATCCGTTTCTCACGCTGATGCAGCGCTACCGTGATGACCCTGTCACGTTTGCCCATGAGGTCATCGGTTTACAGCCTGACGAGTGGCAGGAGGAGCTGCTCCGCGCCATCGCGGATCCAGAGAAGCGGCGCATAACCGTTCGATCTGGCCACGGCGTCGGCAAATCCACGGCGGTCGCGATGGCCGCGATCTGGCACGTCCTGATGCGCGTTCCGTCGAAAACGGTTGTCACGGCCCCCACGTCGTCCCAGTTGTTTGACGCCTGTTTCGCCGAAATGAAAAATGTGGCCAAGCGGCTAAAGCCCCCCTTTGATAAATTGTTGGAGATTAAATCGGACCGCATTGAATTGAAAAGCCAACCGGAGGCCACGTTTATTTCGTGTCGGACGTCCCGCGCCGAGCAGCCGGAGGCGTTGGCCGGTGTTCACAGCGAGAACGTCCTTTTAATCGCCGACGAGGCCAGCGGTGTTCCGTCGGCCGTGTTTGAGGCTGCCTCTGGGTCGATGTCCGGCCACAATGCCACCACGGTGCTGACGGGCAACCCCACGCGTAACACGGGGTTCTTCTATGACACGCACAACCGCCTGCGCGACGATTGGCACACGATGCATGTGAGCTGCGTTGACAGCAAGCGCGTGTCCGACGATTTCGTCGAGGACATGAAGCGGCGCTACAGCGAGGACAGCCCCGCGTACCATGTGCGCGTCCTGGGCAACTTTCCCCCGTCTGAGGAGGACACGGTGATCCCCGTGGCGTTGATCGAACACGCGATGGCCAACGACATTAAGATCCACGACGAGACGATGGGCTTTTGGGGATTGGACGTCGCCCGACAGGGCAACGATAGCAGCGTGCTGTGCAAGCGGCAGGGTCCCGTGATCCACCCGCTCACTGTCTGGCGAAATCTCGATCTGATGCAGCTCACGGGCGCCGTTAAGGCCGAGTGGGACGCGACACCGCCGTCCAGGCGCCCCTTGGAGATCATCGTGGACAGCAACGGCTTTGGGGCGGGCGTATTGGACCGCCTGCGCGAGCTGGGGCTGCCCGCGCGTGGATTGAACGTGTCTGAGAGGGCCACGCAAAAGGAGACGTACCTGAACACGCGCGCTGAGCTGTGGTTTAAGTGCAAGACGTGGCTGGAGGGTATGGACGTTAAGCTGCCGCGCGATGACGCGCTGTATGCGGAGCTAGCGGCGCCCCGGTATCACTTTACGAGCGCGGGCAAGCTGCAAGTGGAATCGAAGGAGGCGATGAAAAAGCGCGGCGTGGCGTCTCCCGACCGCGCTGATGCTGTGTGCCTGGCGTTGGCCAATGACCACACGACTATGGCCTACGGAAGCGCGTCGAGCGGCTCATGGAGCCGCCCGTTGAAGCGTGGAATACGCGGTGTTGTTTAAATCTCGTCGACGATTTTGATGCGCTCCCCGATCCAACGCATCACTGGCACCGCCATAGAATTGCCCATCGCCTTGTATCGGGGGCCGTCTGGGCAATTTTCGGGCGTTTTGTTGCGCCACGGTATTTGCGTGTAGTTATCGGGAAACCCTTGCAGGCGCTCGCACTCGATTGGCGTTAGGCGGCGGACTTGTAATGCGCTTGCCACCGCAGTCGTATGCCCCACCGATAGCGTTGGTGATATCTCTGGCGTTGACGCTGCCTGAGTGCCACTCATCTCTGCGGGGAATGCCACTGGATGCAGAACGCCCTCCTCAACATCACGCGCGCCGATTGCGTTGAGGCCACGCGCCGTAAGTGTTCCAATGACGTCGCGCTCTACGATCAGGTGGCCGTTGTTTGCGGATTGGTGCGTGAGCTTACCGCCACCGCATTGCGTATCTAGGGCGCCCGATGTGCTTGGCAGCGATTGTAAGTACACAAGCGGTTTCGACGCTAAATCCGCTCCCCCTGACCCGTAGCTTGCGGTTATGCTCATTGTGACGTCAGAGAGTGTCGTCTCGCCCGTAGCTTTGGCGGCGGCTAATCCGCCTCCGCTACCGCCTCCAGAGCGATCTGCAACTGCTCCGGCAGCTTCTTGTTTCGCTTCTCTGCTCGGCGCAGGATGCCCTGACATGCTTTCGCGCTCAAATAGAACCGCTGCGGCACGTCGCCAATCTCCAAGGTATCCGACAACAAACACACGTCTGCGTCGCTGGGCCACTCCGAAGTATTGAGCGTCCAAAACTCTGTAGGCGAACCCATACCCGATTTTCCCCAACGCTGCGAGGAGGGTGCCAAAATCTCGTCCTCGGTTAGATGACAGGACGCCGGGGACGTTTTCCCAGACCAACCATCTGGGCTTATATCGTGCAGCAATTGCAACGTAGGTGAGCATGAGGTTACCACGCGGGTCATCCAATCCCTTTCGCAATCCTGCGACGCTGAATGATTGGCATGGGGTTCCTCCGACAAGAAGTTCAATTGGGTCATCGTTCCACTCCTTAAATTTTGACATGTCGCCCAGGTTGGGCACGTTTGGGTAGTGATGCGCCAGAACGGCGCTAGGAAATTTGTCGATCTCGCTGAACCACTGCGGCTCCCACCCAAGGTCGTGCCACGCCACCGTCGCCGCCTCGACCCCTGAGCATACGCTTCCATATTTCATGCTATTCTCCTCTTTTTGTGCGCCCACGTTAGTCGATTGTTAACATAGACACAAGCACCATTTTCAGGCATATTCTTGGCAGCGGCTTCTCTTACTCCTCCCCCAAGCCGCAGAGCCAACAGCTCCCCCGCGCTGATCTCCCACGGCGCGGGGTTTATTATGCCCTGTTTTCATGTATTATGTGCATAACGAGCAGAGGGTTACCGATATGCCGAAAAAGGGCTTATATGCGAATATTCACGCTAAGCGTAAGCGTATTGCGAAGGGCAGCGGCGAAAAGATGCGCAAGCCGGGAAGTAAGGGAGCGCCGAGCGCTAAGGCGTTCAGGGCGGCCGCCAAGACGGCTAAGAAGAAAAAAGGTAAGAAGTGATGTAATGTTTACCGCGGTTGTTCTTCTCTGCGCCCAAGCAAATTGTTTTGCGATAGGCGGCCCAGCGTTTAAGACGGAAGACGAGTGCGCGGTGGATTTTATGATGAACGGGGTTCCGGCCCTACAATACAAATACCCAGCGCACGAGATCATCGAGGTCCAGTGCTACAGATGGGAAGAGAAGGTGAAATCGTAATATGGGTTTTTTTGACGATCTAGCGATGGGGCTTGGGTTCAAGGAGCGCACCCAAGATTATGACGCCCGCACGGCTAAAACAATTGCCGCCCAGGACGCCTACAAAAGCTCTGGGGGGTCAGAAGCGCAAAAGGCACACGCCGCGTTTCAGGCGCGTAAAAACTTTAACTACGACACGGCCGGCGGTAATGCGCGGATCTTCCTAGACCGCGTCGGCGCAAAGGGCGGATACGATCCCGGCGCCTACAGGCCCGCGGTGATCCAAGACGACCGTCCGTTCACGCAGCGGCTGTTCACTAGCCCGCAGGGGCCCGCTAGCCCCAACCCGTTTGCAATTGGCCCTGCGTCGTTCAGCAAACCGCTACCCATGCCCGGATTGCTTGGCATCCTTGGCTATGCGTCGGGGCTGCTAGGTCCAAAAGAGCCGCCCACAGTGTCAGCGCAAGGTGGCCCAATGCGCGTGCGTCCGACGGGCTACACGGCGCCTACAGGCTTAACTGACGACGACATGGGCCTACCAGGGGTTCCCGTTCCTAACGTCACTGTGCCTACAGCTCCGAAATATCCTAGCCTTGCAGACTATATGCTAAGATACGGAAATGGCGGGCTATTGGTTGAGCCTGAACCTACCGCGGCTAGCATTATGGAAAGCGGCGCTCCTTTGACGTCTGACATGCCTGTCGCTGAGAGCGATCCGGAATATGACGCATTTGTTGAGGCTGCGAGGCAGGACCCAATTTATGCTGGCGTCGTGGACAATCCAGAGGCGATGCGTAACATCTACAACATGTACAAAGAGCAGATGGGTCAGTAATGGCGGAGAAAAAAGATGCTAGGCTATCTCGCGTCGGCGTATCTGGCTATAACAAGCCAAAGAGAACGCCGAAACACCCGACAAAATCGCACGTCGTCGTGGCTAAAGAGGGCGACAAGGTCAAAACTATACGTTTTGGCCAACAAGGCGTGTCTGGCGCTGGGAAAAGCCCTAAAACGGCGTCTGAAAAGGCACGCAAAAAATCTTTTAAAGCGCGTCACGCGAAAAACATAGCTAAGGGCAAAATGTCCGCGGCATACTGGGCAGATAAGGTTAAGTGGTGATGGATACCGATTTTCGTAAGGCAATGCGCGACAGCGAGAGCAGCGGCATCAGTAACACGCTGCTAGAGCTAGAGGACGGCCGTCGCATGGCGGGGTTTTACCAATTCAGCGATGCACGCCTAAAAGATTTTAAGAAAGAAACGGGAAAGAAATTCACCCGCGATGAGTTTTTGCGCGACCCCGCCTTGCAAAAAGAGGTCATGGATTGGCACGAGGGCGATATAATGAAATACGTCATCGACAACGGATTGGATTACTACATCGGCCAAAATGTCGCAGGCGTAAACATCGATCCGGCGGCATTGACGGGTATGGCGCACCTAGGCGGACGCTTGGGGATGCGCGAGTTTCTTGAGACAGGCGGTCAATATGACCCCGCCGACAAATTTGGCACGAAAATTTCGGATTACGGCAAAAAGTTTTCTGGTTTGGATATGTACGGCCTGACGCCGTCATCTCCGCGCCCAAAATTGCGCCCCGGAACGACGTCGCCCCGACCAAAACTTAGACCAATAGGATTGCTAGACTGATGTCGACACTGTCAGAGTTTATATCGCGCCGCCGTGGCGAGGAACGCCGCGCACAGCTAAACAAATTGCTAAACTACTACATCCCGCCAAATCTACGCCCTGCGGCAAATTTTTTGGGTGGAATGACCCCATCAGCGTCCTATGAGGGAGCAGTGCAGGGCTTTGATCAAGCATTAACGCCTGGCGCGTCTGTATCTCAGCGCGTTGGTGGTATTGGTCAAGGCTTAACAGGCACTGCGGGTATCGCTGCCCCTCTTGCCGTGGCTAAGCAGGCTGGGATGCCCGCAGCGCAGGCTGTGCAGGAAGCGTTCCAGGGATTTAGTACTGGCGCTAATTATGCGGGCGGCGTTTTGGCTGATCGCCTAACGCAGCCAGGTCAGATGCCTACAACATACAGCAACCCGGTGCTAGCGCCGTTTGATGCGATTCGCGGCATGGGCGACAACGGCGGTCCGCCCCTGCGTGACCCACTTGCGTCGGTTGATGACGAGGCACACAGCTTGCCTAAATATTCGGGCGCTGCGGAAAATAGAACAACGCCATATCCGCGATATCGACCAGCAAAAACAACGGATCGTATGTCTCGCCTTGAAAGCGCGGTGGCGGATGTCAACAACCCGATCCGCAATGTTTTCGACAAGTATATCGAAAAAGGCATCACCCTGCGCGGCCCCGATTGGTATAACACCGAAGAGATGCGCGATTGGTTCGTCGGCTCTCTTGGCGAAAAAGAGGGCGACCGTCAGTGGCGTGAATTTATGGAGCTAATCGGCACTACGTCGACAGGCGCCAAGGTGCCGCAGAATATTCGCTTTGCGTCGTTCTACCGCGCGCTGTCGCCAGAGGATCGCACAGCGGTTGCTAGCCTGGTGAACGAAAAGGGCATCACGCCGCGCAAGGCTGCCGAGGAGCTTGGCGTCTTGCCGCCAAACATGCCCGAAAAATTTGGATACGGACACATTAAGCAGCGCAACATGGCGTCAAACGTCGTAAAGCGCGAGCAGGGCGAGTGGAGCCGTGAAATCCCAGAGGAGCTGACAGGCGCCGCACGCTCTAAGCGATTGCAGGCTAATCCAAAGGTGAAGGGCTTTGCGAACGACCTTTTGGGCGATGACACAAACATTGCCGCGGATATGCACTTCATGCGCATGTTGGCGATGGCTGACGGTGGCGGTGATTTTTTAAGCGCCCAAGCTAAGCTGTCAAAAGATGCATACGCGAAAGCCGCGGAAGCTATTGGGCCTCGTGCCATCAAGAAATATACGTCGACGCGTAAGGTTAATGGGAAACCTGTCTCTGAGGTAAACTTGAAGAAAGCATGGGAGGATGGAAAGATTAACGACACGTCCATTTTCTCTAGCACGCCATCCGCGTGGGCAGATACGCCAAAGGCAAACGAATACGCTGCATACGAGGATATGGCGAAGCGCGTAGCGGCTGAATACGATATGACGCCGGCACAGTTTCAGGCTGCCCTATGGATGGGTGCCGGAGACATCACTGGGCTAGCGGATGAGAGCCAGGGCACGTTTATGGAGCTATTCCGCGTGGCGCTAGATAACCGCGCCGCGGAGCGTGGAATCTCACGGCGTGAGATGTTAGAAGATTTTATAAATAATAAGGGCGTGCTAGCTGTTCCTGCGGGTGCAGCAATTAGCGGCGGCATCCTTGGCGAAGAGGAACAGTGATGGACTATGAAATTTCCGAATTGGCGGCGCAGCTAGAAGCCGAAATGAACCCCGACGCAATGAGCGATGATGAGCTGCAAGGCATCGTCGGCAAGGAGCTAGAGGACGCAATCGACTACGCGGATAATTATGTGTCGCCAATGCGCGCCGTTGCGACAGAATATTACCGAGGCGATCCGTTCGGCAACGAGGAAGAGGGTCGCAGCCAAGTGGTCAGCATGGACGTGCGCGACACCGTGCAGGCGATCATGCCGTCGCTGATGCGCATTTTTCACAGCACCGAGAACACAGTTGAATACGCGCCTCAGGGGCCAGAAGACGTGGCCGCGGCTAAGCAGGCGACGCAATACGCAAACTACATCATCAACCGCGACAACAACGGGTTCCTGCACATGCACGCCGCGTTCAAGGACGCGCTGATCCGCAAGGTTGGCATTTTAAAGTGTTACTGGGACGACCAGACGCGCATTGAGACAACAGACCTCACGGGCCTCGATGACGCCGCGCTGGCGGCGCTGTACGCGGATCCTGACGCCGAGATATCAATCGTGGCATCTGAGCCTATCGGCGATCCTGACTTTGACCCTATGACCGGGGAAATCCTGCCCGCGCCCATGATGCACTCCGTGCGCGTTAGCTATACATACCCTGATGGCCGTGTGAAGCTAGAGGCGGTGCCCCCGGAAGAGTTCCTGATTTCGCGTGAGGCGAAGGACATCACGACGTCTGACTATGTGGCGCACCGCCGCATCGTGACTGTGTCTGAGCTGGTTGCGATGGGATACGACGCCGAAGAGGTGCAGGGCCTAGCGTCAGCGCACGACGACATGAACACCAACGTCGAACGCCACACGCGAAACCCGTCCCTGATCAACGAGATGAACGAGCGCGACGATCCCGCGATGCGCAAGATATTATACGTCGAAAACTACATCAAAGTGGACTACGACGGCGACGGCATTGCGGAGCTGCGCAAAATCTGTACGGCCGGCGACGGCAACGAAATCCTAATGAACGAACCCTGCTCGATTGTGCCGTTCGCGTCGTTCTGCCCCGATCCAGAGGCGCACGACTTTTTTGGCATGTCAGTGGCGGACGCCGTCATGGATATCCAGAAAATCAAATCGTCGATCATGCGCAACACGCTAGACAGCTTGTCCATGTCAATTCACCCACGCGTCGCCGTAGTTGAGGGGATGGTTAACCTGGAGGACGTTTTGTCGACTGAGGTTGGCAGCGTGATCCGCCAGAGAGCTGCCGGACAGGTGCAGCCCATGACAATGCCGTTTGTCGGGCAGCAAGCGTTCCCAGTGTTGAAGTATATGGACGAGGTCAAGGAGAGCCGCACAGGCATCTCAAAGGCCTCTGCGGGGCTAGATGCCGGCGCATTGCAATCATCCACCGCAGCGGCCGTTAACGCCACTGTGAGCGCCGCTCAGCAACACATTGAGCTGATTGCGCGTATCTTTGCAGAGACAGGCATGAAGCAGCTCTACAAGATCGTGCTAAACCTGATCACGACGCACCAGGATCAGCCGCGCATGGTTCGCCTGACAAATGAATTTGTGCCAATTGATCCGCGCGTGTGGAACGCCAACATGGA